CTTTCTTGAACGACATCGTATATAGTGTGTGTGTGTGTGTAATTTTACCGCCATTCATCCCAGCCCCTAAAGGGGACTGGGTTTTCTGGCGGGAGGCGTATAAAATAGCTCAATGCGATCATCTTGATTCAAAAGCGACCTCTGGAGAAACAAAAGCCTTATTCCTATCAGAACCTGCTAATAGATTAAAATCTTGCACAACAAAAGATACTAATGAAAAATTTGGTTTGTTATGGAAAAATGATTAAATTTTATCTTTTTTAATTTTTTCTATAAATATTTGCATATTTTTTTTATTATAAACATGACCAAACAAATTCATTTCTGTCCAAACTTCAAATGGAATTCCCATTTCTTTTGCCTTGGAGGCTCCTGCTTCGATTTTAAGACTAATAACATTATCTTGTAGCCACTTTTCCGGTTTTACTTCCACTAGCTTTTTAGATCCATCTTGATACTCTATAAATAGATCTATTAGATATGAAGAATTAATTTGTTTTTCTGGATTATAGTATTCTGCGACTATAGATTCTGTTTTATATGTTTTTACATTTTCATCTTCATCTAATTTAATAAATGCTTTTTTCTCATAAGAAGATCGAAAATAAACACGACCAGCCTTTGGAGAAATATGCCACCCTGTAACGTGATGCAATTTGGGTTCGAATCCATTTTGATATTGTTTTATTGTTGCTTTTGATATTTTTTCTCTATGCTCTTTAGAAAAGCCTCCTGTCTCATCTAACATTTTTTTCCTGCCTATTGAAATATTATTACAATGATCTTCTGTAAATTCCTTGCCAGTATGAGCTATGGACATTTTTTGTTTCACGTCTTCGGGGGTGGTCGATCCTTTGTTCCAACCGCCACCAGAACCAGGTATTAAATTTGCAGATGCTCTGGCTATACCTTCGATATTATTTTTCATATAAACACTTAATTTATTTTTAAATTCTTCATTTCTCTTAATTCCAGTTAAAGCAAGTCTAATTTTTTCTTTTTGTTCTTCGCTAATTGTTTTATTTAATTGAACACAACTGCTACAAAGTTGCAAATAAGGCTTTTCTAACGAGCCATAATAGTTTTTCTTTTTCATTTGTCTTGCCGGATCGCCTTTGTGTTCGGCACATGGGCATATCACATCAATGATTTCGTCTGTTTGTCTATTTTCTTGCATTTTATTATTCATTGGATTTTTATAATACAAAAAACATTTTCTACATATGAATTCTTTTCCATTATTTTTTAATATGTTTCTTTTTGCTGGCTGCTTTCCAATTAAAATTGCTTCGTTTTTAGGCTCATGATTAGGATGATCACAATTTATTTCAATTTTCTCTATGTCTTTGAAACTTGAATATTTTTGATTAAATTCTTCTATGTTCATTATTCACTCCTAATTGTTTTTATTTTATCAAACAGCCGTAAGATGTCAATCAAAAAACTCGAAGCTTTTCTTGTTGCATTTTCTTATGATAAAGAAAAAATATACAAAAAAACCTTGGCCGTTTCCAGCCAAGGTTAGTTTTGTTTGCAACTTTATCAGATGACGAAGTTGGCAATCGAGAGTCTGGCATAAAATTTTGCCCCTTCCCTCAATAATTTTTTTCCGTAACGAGTTAGGATTCCCTTGCGTGGGCAGAAGGATTCTGGATCGAGGACCACTGGTGTTTGGGTGAGTGGTACGTATGGGCAGTAGAAGTATCCGCTGTCCATGTAACTGTCGCCCTTATAACCCATGAGGAGTTGTCCTGATGGGAATAGTGGATCCTTGTACAATCTCCAACGATTGTTTACAGTGCCGACATATTGAATGCCTAGGCTGCTTGTAAATGTTTCGCTTGGAGCTGGAGCAAAGCCTGCTGTTGCTGTTTCGAATATTGAAGCAACTTCTGGGCTTGTAACGATCCAATTGCAACCACCACGAAGAGTCTTACGATGAACAACGTTGCTGACTTCAACAACTTTGACATAGAGTGACTCATATTTTTCCTTGATGGTATCACCGAGAGCGGTGTTGAAGTCCCAAGATGCTACTGTTCCTGCATTGTTGCGAAGATCGCTTAGAACTTCACGGTCAATTTCAAGATTGATTTCTTGGGCCAAAACGGCTGTTAGCTCAGCTTCTGCGTCAAGGTTGTGTTGTGAGCGAAGATCTTGTTGAGCTTCATAACTCCAAACGGCCTTTAGCTTTCTGGTCTTAGCAGCGATTTCTTCACTTTCAACAACGAGGTTGACTTCTGGAAGATCTTGGTTGCATTCCATGTTGTATTCATAGCTGACTACAACACTGTTTGCACCTGGATCACTATTCCAAGTTAGTGAAACTTCGCCTGTTGTTACATCAAGAGTTCCACCTGTAACTTTGTTACTTGGTGATCCGATGTCTGTAAAGGTAAATGTCCCACTTTGAGCAACAACGAATGTTTGTACGGCTGTTGCGCCGTCGTATACTGTGCCGGTCATAGTTCCACCAATAACTGGTGTGTGTTCAACTGTTACGGCTGTTGTTGTTCCGCCTGCATCTGTGTGAGTTTCATTCTCAACGAATTGATGAGAATAATAAACACTTAGATTAGCATCGCCACTAGCGAGCTGTTGTAAGCTGTTAGCGTCGTCTGTTGGGAAACCGCTCTTTGAAGCACCACGGACTGCGCCTTTGTTGCTACCGTAACGGAATCTTAAGTAATAAACTAATCCGGTTGGGCCAAGTAGTGGTTGTACTGATACAACTTTATTGGCTATTAATTGTGGATATATTCTTCTAACAAGAGGAATTGAGATTCTTTTGAATTGGGCTACGTCGCCGCTATCGGTTGAACTCTCGTTGATGAGCCTTTGATTCTCTAGAAGAACCGCAGTGCAAGAACGTGTGTACTTGTCATTGATGTTCTCTAGCAAACCTGTTTGTGCCCAACGAGACTCAAGCTCTCTTGCTTCATTTAGAAATTTGGCATTTGCTTGCATAATTTATTTTTCTCCTTGGTTATACTAAAGATAATTATTCACTAGCCTTTGTTCCAGCAAGAACTTGTATTTGACGCAAGTACTCTGGATCTAGGCCTTCTACTAAAGTTGTGTCAACTGTTTCCTTTTTATCAGCAGCCTTATTGCTTTCGTTCCATTCGGCAACAAGCTCAGGATCATTGACAGCACGTCCTCTCCCCTGCACATTCTTGGCTTTTTCAACTCTTTCTTGCTTTTCCTCTTTGACTGATTCTGTAAGGAGTTGTTCTGCCTTACGAACAGATTCATTGAGTTTATTATTTTCGGTGCTAAGTCTTATATTACGAGCTTCAAGAATCTTTGTTTGAGCCTTTAGCTCATCAACTTTCTTTTCAGCTTCTGCTAATTTGGAATTAACAACGCTTGTGTATTGTTCGTCAGAGATATAGTCTGATACGCATTCTACAACTTTATCTAGAACGACTCTTTGTTCAGCCATAGAAGGATCATTAACTATTTTCTTTCTTGCTGCTTCGTAAAGTTCTTCGCCCTTATATTGTAGGAATGCATCGAGCTTGTCAACCATATACTCTTTCATTTCTGATAATTTTTGATTGAATTGCTCGTACATTTCTACTTCTAAGTTTTCGTTCTTAGATTTTTCTGTTTGCAACATTTGGTAGGCTTCTTCGTAGCCTTCTTCCATTGATGTTTCAAATTCTTTTTGTTGTACTTCAAGACGCTTACGAAGATCTTCGATAATAGCATAAGCTTCTTGGTAGCCTTGTAAGGCTGTTTTTTCTGTTTCTTTTAGCTCGCTTGAAAGTTCAGCATAGGCTTCTTCGAGCTTGGAGTTAAACTCCTGCTCATATTCCTGCTTTGCTTTCTCAAGCTCTGTTTTTACTGCCTCTGATACTTCGTTTACTGCATCTTCTGGGAGTAATTTTGTCAACGCTTCTACAATTTTTTCCATTAGCTCAACCTCGCTTTGATTTCATTAGCTTGTTTATGAACAATGCCACTCACGGCAGCAATAATAAGTTCTTTGCTGATCTTATGTATGCCGCTACTTTTAATTTTTTCAAAATTTTCTTGTGGTAGCACAGGAATAGAATCCACACTTTCTTTTGAGACTACGCGCTCTTGGAAAGCCTGCGAAGTGCTTGGGTCAGCAACTGCATCAAAGGTTATAAGTTTATAACTTTCTCCAATGACTAATATGCCTTCTTCATTCACTTTGCCGTTACCTACACCTCTGCTGCTGATTCCAACACGCACACCATCATTGATGAGTGATTTTAGAATTTTGCCGCTTGGTGTATTTAGTATTAACCCTTCGCCCATTAGTGTTTTTCCTTCCCACCATAGTTTAGTAACTTTGTGAGAAGCATTAGCAAAATGGATTATGGAGTCTGTGGGATGGTCTAGTTCTCCAATTAGCCCACCTTTCGAAATGCATTCCTGAAGAGTCTTAACATTTGAATTTAATACTTCAAAAGGGTACATTCTTCTATTTTTGTTTATAGCTTCTGCTTCTTGAAACTTGCCTTTGAATTTAACAAGACCGCTTCCAGATCCAGAAGTTTCATGCAGATCCATTTCATTTAGTATAGCACAGCTACCGCCAGCTCCTAAAATTAGTCTATTTTCATAGATTGTTCCAGGAGTAAGATCATGTTCTAGTAAAAGCTCCACGAAAACCTCCTATTTAGTTTTTAATCTTGAAAACATCTTCTGCATTTTTTACGTATGGATTTTGTAAGTTTGGCCAAGCTTCTTCTCCGCCTGCGTGAGCCAATTGATCCGAATCTGATTCTATATCTTTTTCTCCAGAGATTTTGCAATCACCGTTTTTTAGAATGTATGGGTTATTCAAATTAGGATAAACGTCTTCTCCGCCTTCGTTGCTTAGTCCATCATTAGCGAGTTCGCCTGCAGCGTCATCGCTAACTTTTCCATCACTTGTCATTTGAACTTCTTTATCATAGTCTGATAAATCGCTTGCTGGGCTGTAGGTCTTTTTAGCATTTTGCTTGACCATTGGATGATCACCTGTTGCAGATACAACTGGCTCTTCAACTTCCCATTCCATTCCTTCTAAATTGGTTTCTACAACATCATATAACCAATCTGCTGCTTCTGAAGCTACATCTAAGGATGGTGCTGATTCTTGCTTTATGATAGAAAGAAGGCTGTCTAAATGAGTTGCTGTTTCATTAGCAAATTCATCATCTTGCTCTTCTTTTGCTGTTTCATATATGCTTCTTAAGGCTTCGTAAAGATCTACGAAAACTTGCATTTCTAATGTTGTTGATTCATCAAGATTCTTATAATATGCTTCTACAACACTCTTGAATTCAGCGTATTTGTCGTTTGAATTTTCATTTACTTTAGCACCTGCTAATTTTAGTATTCTTGCGACTTTGTCAACGAATACTTCATGTGCAGTTCTAAGTAGACCTTCTGCAATGAATTCACATGTTGAATCGTCATAGTTTGATACATTTAGTGATTCCAAGGCCAATTTTACTTGGCTGGCTAGTTCGCTTTGAGTTAGATACAAAACTTCTGACCAATTTGTTGCTGCATTTTGAAGAGCTTCTTCTAATGCCTTCTCGTCAGATAAAGCATTTTGCTTCTTTATTTCTGCAATGTCTTTTGAGAATTTTTCATTTTCATGAAGTGATTTTGACTGCTTTCTCTTTACTGCAACGTCGGTGTTTAGTGTCTTCCAATTGAACTGAAGCATTTTTGCTTCATTTCTCATTTTGATTGTAGGAATTTTGACTGCTACAACGTTGTTGTTTTCGTCTTGGCTTACGAATGATTCTCTTACAATTGGTCCAAAATCACAGTAGTTGACATAGTCAATTACGTTTTCGGCCAACATGTGCCATTCTTTGACCATTCCAGCAGAAACTTTTCCGCTTTTTCCTAGTGAAGAACTCATTCTCTTTCTGGTTAGTGAGTTCATTCTCTTTGCACCTGCTGGTCTCTTTTTATTGGCTTTTATTCTTCCTATTGCTCTCTTTCTCTTCAGAGCAGCACTTTGACGCTTCTTTGGGGTGCTTCCGTCTTGCCAGTATCCAACACGATACTTTCCGGTCATTTTTCCATTTTTTCTTACTGGTATTAATCTACGTTTTCTTACTTCATTGAATATTTTCTTTGAAACTGGTAGGTCGAGCCATTCTGCAAATAATTCATTTGCTTCTTGATCTTTTGATTCAACAACACGATCTATAATTTTTGATAGAATTTCACGAGATTTAGCCTTGGCAGAATCCTCGTTTATTACCAATTGTTCAATATTATCAAATTCTACAAAACCATTATCAATTTTGTAATTTGCATGAATAAAAGTTCCATCTATTGATTCAAAAATTACGTCTTCTGAACCAAAGCAATTTACTTCTAGATTCTCTAGATTTAGGCTTTTTGCTAAATATGCTGCTGATTCTGTTAGTTCTTTTTCGGCTGTTGATAAAGAGTCTTGTTTGATTCTTTCAAAAACATCGAATTCAATGAGTTTTCTCTTCATAACTTAATACTCCTAATCGCTAAAGTAGCGTTTGTTTGCTATTTTGAATTTTCAAAAATATAGTGAATTTATACCAAAGCACTATTATATAACTAATATATAGTATGCACCTGCGAATAAAAATTAAAAAACCATGAAAAGCTTTAAAGATTATATTTGTCAAATTTATAAAGAATCTTCTGAAAAATACGAATTATTTAAAAATTTATTTAATATTTGTTTAGAAAAATATACTTCTGAAACAAAAGATTTTTTTGAAATGTTAGCCAGTAGAGACGAAGAAATAAAAGATATTCTGGATAAATTAAAATCTAATGAAAAAGATATAGTTTCGCCAAATTTAGCTGATGCTAATTTTGGAAATGAAGAAGTTTAATCTTCTTCGCTCCAATCTATTTCTTCATCATCGATAGATTTATTGTAATCTTCTATATCTAGATCATATTTCTTAATATCTTCTTCAGAAGGTTCTTCAAATCCAATTAGATCTTCTTTTTCGGGATTTTCTTGTGCTTCTTGTTCCTCTGGAGCTTCGTTTTCTTGATTTTCTGCTTCTGGCCCCCCAACTCCCAACATCGGACTAGGACCACCAGCCTCTGCTCCAATTTCTAGTTCTGATGGGTTACCGGGGGTTCCGACTCCTAGTAATTGTGGGTTTTGTCCAATTATTTGAATCTTAAGTTCTTCCAATTTTTGAATCTTATTTCTAGAAATTATTCTCTCAGCCTCCTCATCAGAATATTTTAAATATTTAGTTAATAAGTCATAATCAGACATTAGCAAAGCCGTCTTAAGTGTTGTAACTAAGTTTATTCTATTGTTTATTATTTCTGCTTCGCTAAGTTCCTTCCAAGCAGAAGGGGGAGTCATGCTAATTTTAAGATCTTCAAAAGATTCAAATGGAAAGCCTCGCATTTCCAAATGTCTCTCGCAAATCTCCAGGATTCCATCTTCGACGCTAGATTGTATTCTTTCTACCATTCTTGCAAATCTGGCGTCCTGTGCAGATAATGTAATTCTTGTGGAGCCTGGATCTTCTACATTAAAATAATTTTTAGGAAAATTTAGTGCAGTAAATAATTTATTTCTAAAATATAAAGCGTCGTCTATTTCCCCAAGATTTTGTGCTCCTGGCAATGTTTCTATTCTAGTGTTTGCATTTGGTCTTATTGGTAACCAATAATCCTCATCCGCAGCTGGAGCATGCCATCTTTCTTCTATGGCGTTTGCACCGGCCCCGCTACTTGTTCCTACTTTTTTCTTTCTAAATTGATCTTTCATTCTGTCAACGAATGCTTCTGCTTTGAATGGTGGAAGTTGGCCAACGTCTATATAAAACACTCTACGCTCAGGTGCGCGAGTAAGTCTGTATACTAACATTGCATCTTCCATAAGTCTTAATTGATGAGCTGGTCCACGTGCTGGTTCTATTAAAGATTGTCCATATGGGTAGAAAGTTTTCCTATCTTCTCCCAAACAAAAATGAATAACTTGTTGAGGAGCAAATCTAATTGCGGTAGATTGCTGCAACTCTAAATCTGTTGCAGTCGCCATACTGCTACGAGTCAGAGCTTGATAATCTGGACCTTCTTTAGACTGTTGGAATTCGACCAATTTTCCTTTGGTAGTTACGATTTTATACATAGAATCAGGTGGCAATTCTTGAATCTTCAGAATCCCATCTTTTGGATTATTTGCATTTGTGATCAATTCATAAAATCCATCGCCAAATATGCACAATCTCTTTGTTATTTGCCAAATTTTCTTATTTAAATTTAGCATTTTTCTATTAAAACATAAGAATTCTAGTTCTTTTACAACATCTTCATCGCTACAACTTATTTTGACAACATTTCCATTTTCGTCTTTTTGACAATTATGCATGATCGTTGAGTCTGTGCAAAAATTTTCATGTTCTGCAACAGAAAGATCATAAACATTCATTTCTTCATAAGGATATATCCCAATTACTTTTCTTTGTTTTTCTTTTTTGCCTAGCCACTTTAATTCTTTTGTTGTAAATCCTTCCTTCTTTATCCAGCTTTCAATTGTCTGCCAATGATGACCCATTATTTGACTTGTTTGTCTTATGGTTGCTCCATCAGCGAGAAGCCTCAAAGCCTTGCTTATTTTTGCATATCTTTCATTAGTTCCATTTTTCCATTCGTCTATAAATTGCCTTTCGTGTTTCCATCCTTGATTTGTGTAAATTCTTGGGAATTGATTTGTTTTTATTTGATTTAGAGACTTGTTGGGATCTAATTTATAAAAAGGCATAAGCTCACAGCCTCTTTTTATGTTTTCGGCATGGATCCACTCTTGATTTTTATCCAAAATTCTATGATCTGGTGTTACTATGAAATAGCTGCCATCGTCTAAAACTACTTTGATTGTTTTAGATTTTTTTACCAATCTAGGCTCAAAAGCCCAGCCTAAGGTGTAATCTTGTTTTTCAAAATCCCAACAATAAACCAAAAATGGAGTTGGGTCTTTTTTCCATCTTGCGGCCAAAGATTCTATTGTTCTAAATCCTTCAAACAAAGTTGATACGCGAGTTTCTCCCGCAATACAGGCTTCATCTGAAATTACCGTCATTGCCATTTCTATTTCAGCAACATTTCTTAGTCTTTCATATTCTTTATATCTTGACTGTCTGTTAGTAACTGTGGACAAGTCTATAAAATCATTGCTATCGTATAGCCTTATTTGACCTTTTGCTCCTCCATTCCACATTTCGCCTCTAAGGTCAGGCATGGCATCAGGTACAGTTACTCCAGCCCCAATAGCTTGGGAATTTTCAATTCCTCTTTTTTCTATTGGTCCTTTTTCAAATTGGTACGTCCAAAGTTTATAAAAATCCCACCAAGCCATTAAATTACCTCTTTATTGCTTTGATTACTATAATATAGTTATGAAGAAGGTTGCTTTTATAGTTAGTCATCTCGGATCTGGTTCTTATGCTCTTTTAAACATTCTAAATAAAAATTCTAGATGTAATTTCTTTGAATCGAAAACCCAGTACACTCACCCAGAAGATATTAGATGGATGTTTAATTTTGAAAAATTAAAAAATTATTCTGGGTCTGTTTTTGGCGATCATTTGCTACACAACGTTTCTTTTCAATGTAAGGCTCTTTATAAATATTGTAAATTTATATATTTAATAAGGCCCCCACGACAGGTTTTTTCTCAAATTCCTGGTACAAAAAAAATGATAAACTATTATAGATTTAGACTAAGAAGAATCTGCGAAATGGCCAAAAATACACCTTCTGGACTTTTTTTAACTTATGATGATTTGCATAAGGAAGAAACTTATAGTATAATTGAAAATTATCTTGGTTTAAAAGAAAAATTAGAAATTTTATCTTTTGATAATAATTCTCAAATAGAAAATCAGATAAACGAAAGTCTAATGATAAAAATTGAAGATTGTTACGAAAGATATTATTATTATATGAACAACTTAAAACTAAAAAGGGCTTGGTAAATGAATAAAATAATGCAAGAAAGCCATTGTGCTGTTTATGATAATGTTTTAGACAAAGAAACATTTAATAAATGCTGGGAGGCAATTTCTCATGAAGAATTTTCTATACCTCATATCGCAAATTGGACAAAAGTATGGCGTCTAACAGACGGCCTTTGCCAGGGAGGAAAATTCTATGACTCTAGAGAAGGTCCTTATAATAACTATATGGACGTTTTTAAGAATTGTTTTTTGCAATTTGCAAGCGTTCATGCCGATATGATTGGAGAATACAGTCATATCGCCTTGAGAGCTTATTTGTACCCCAGAGATACAAAATTAAATTGGCATAATGATGCTGGCTATAAGGCAGCAATGATTTTTTATGTTCATCCATATTGGGCCTCTACTTGGGGAGGAGAGCTTATGATTGCTAAGACTCCATACATAGACTTAGCGTCTGTGCCTCAACCTTGCTTAGATCATACTTTTGAAGATGAATTTTTAGCACATGCTGGAATGGGTCAATATATAACTGCAAAACCAAATAGAATTGTTATAACAAAGGCTGGAATTTGGCATTCTATAAATAGAGTGGATAAGGATGCTGGAGACCATGTTAGATCTAGCATTGTTGGATTTTTCATGCCATGAAAATTTCTTTTTGCACAACATCTATGGATAGGTTATTTCATTTAAAAATGACCTATCTAAAGAGCATTATAAATACAAATTCTTATGAAAATAGAGAATTTGTATTGCTTAACTACAACAGCAAAGATGAAATTGACGAATGGGCCAAAGAAAATCTATTAGATTTTATAAAATCTGGACTTGTTAGCTACTATAAAACAGATGAGCCCAAATACTGGATAGCAGCCCATGCTAAAAACATATCTCAAAGATTAGCTAATGGAGAATTGCTTTGCAATCTAGATGCAGATAATTTTTTAATTCCTGGCTATTGCGAAAAGATAGTAGAAATTTTTAAAAAGCCAAATATAATATTAGCATCAGACACAGAAGATCTAAATGGCAACAATGGTTGTTGTGGAATGATAATAACTAAAAAAAATCATTTTTATTCTGTAAATGGATATGATGAAAGCATATGTTTAGGCTGGGGGATGGATGACACAAATTATCAGTACCGGTGCAGAATGCATAATAATCTTGATCTTGTAATTTTAGATAAAAAGTATACCAATTGTATATCTCACGACAATGAAATAAGAACTAAAAATTGTCAATTAAAAGAAATAGAGTTTACAAAGCAATTAAGTTATAATTTAACTCACGATTGTGCTGTTGATAAAGATTATATTGCAAATAAAAATGCCCATTGGGGAAAAGCAAAATTAATAAAAAACTTTACCCAATCTATTGAGATTTAATTCTCGGCATTGGAATATAATCAACTGGAAATTTAGATATATTTTTTGATCTATCAATTATTTTTATTGTTTGAGCCTGCGATGGTCCAAACAATAATTCATTAATCATTGAATTTTGTGGCAATATTTTATAATGAGGTTGCTGTCCGCTTTTAGGATGACTTTCTGCAAATTTCTTTAGAAATTCTCCTAGAGTTATTTCTTTATTGCTTTTTACTTTTTCAAATGTACTTGCCAAACGAGATGCAAAAGTTCCTCTCATAGATAAGTCTTCTACGCTTGAAGAACTAATAATAAGAATTTCCTCATAGACATTTTCATCTTCTCCAAAGTCTATTTGACCATCTGTCTTTATGTTGAAAATTGAAACGAAAGGCATTGTTTTTCTTGTAAATTTAGATGGCAATTCTGGGAGATAGTTTGTTGGGGTGGATAATTTTATATCTCTTAATAATTCTCCATCTTGTCCCAAACTATCTTGTATGGAGCCTTCTGCGTGGCATGTGTCAACTAGAAAAATTAATCTTTTAATTTTTTTATTTGATTTTTTTAATGCTTCTAATGCTTTGCTAAACTTAAAGCTACCACCTGAAGCAGTCATTATAAATCTGTTCCCGCTACCTCCTCCATGACTGTTAAAATACAATAATAATGTTGAATCCGACTCTAGCTTTAGAGCTAATTCTGTTAATTTATTATAAATAAAATTTGAAGGAACATTATGATATCTTTCTGCCTCAAAACCTAACGACCCATCCTCAAAAACACTTTCCATAAGATCTAAATTTTTTGTCCGCCCAGATTCATCTGTCATTGTAAAAAGAGCAGCAATATTATTTGCATTAGGATCTATTGCAAAACCAGTTTTATCTTGACCAAAAGCTTTGTTTGAGATTAAAGATAAAAATAAAAATAAAAATAAATAACGCATAATTAGAACCAAAACATTTAAATAATATAGTTTAAATTTTTTTATTTTTCTTTAATCTATTTTCATTTTTCTTAATTTCATTTATTGCTAAATTAAGATGTGAAATTGCATATTTCATGTTTATATCATATGGGTCTAAAAACTTTATAGCTTCATATATTAAATTAATTGATTTTTTATTTTTATCCATTTTACCACCCGAATTCTTTTAGAATTTTGTCATTCTTTCTTTTTATTTCAAAATCAAAACTATTTATGTTTACACTTGGGCCAATATCATCTTCTGATTTATCGATCCAATTTTCTACTCCGCCTTCTAAAATTTCTTTTTTTATTTCTTCGTAAGCATTGCTTTTTAATATTTTAGACATTACTTCTGAAGACTCCTCGCTCCCTAGTGGTAAGCCTCTAACTCTTTCATCTCTAACATAAAGAGCTAAGCACATAGCCATTATTGCATCATCATGTTTTCCTTTTATTGCTTCTGCTCTTTTCTTTTGAGGACTAAATATAAAGGTTTTTAATTCATTTACAAGACGCTTGCTATTTATTTTTAGTGATTTATTACCTAGTCTGTGTTGCATGCTTTCTAATAATAATGGACGATTAGAAGGCCCCATCTTTACCCCAGGCTTAGATGCTATTCCTTTTTTGTGTTCATAGTATATTGATTCATACCCTAGATCATTAGACAAGCTGTTGATCACAGCCCCGCCTATTGCGTTGTTTTCTACAACAACAGTTGCCGAATTATAATATATTCCTATTTGATTTATAATTTGTGCAAATGTATGAGGAGGGGTTAAATTGCTATAAAACTCTGCAACTTGTTCTAAGCTTATTGCATCTATTATTTCAAAACAAGAATTATCTCCATCTTTTCCAACGCCTTCTGAGCAGTCTGCTCCTATTATGTATTCGTGTCCTTCCATTGGCTCTTTCCATATCCACAAAGCACCATTAGGATAATTTTGCCTTTGTTGTTCTTCGTTCGTCCATTTTTCAAAAGCAAACCTAATTGGCTCTTCCGACCTTGATCTTTTATCTAGTTCGCTAATAATATTGGATGAAATATAAGTCTCTCCTGATCCCAAAAAGTCTCGCAAAACTTCTTGTTGCCAACCTTTTTCTCCCAAATTTGCACGCATAGATTCTGCCCACTCAGGGTTGGCATAAGTAGGATGTTCCCAATAATCCAAATTAATTATATTAAAAAAGTTTCTACCTGCTTCTGCTTCGTGGTATGTTTCTTCATACCAATTGCCCAATCCATTAACCGTTGATATTACCTCTATATGACCGCCTGTAGCAACCACGGGATACATAGCCTTCCAGTGTTCATCCATATTATCAATAAACGCAGCCTCATCTATTATAATGTATGTTGCTGACTTTCCACGAGCAGCTTCAGGTGTATAAAAACATATTTTTGATCCTACGTCATTAAATTTCTTTTCGTGTTTTGTTATATCTGCTTGATTTGCATCGTACATCCAGTGAGGAAAATTATCCATTGCTCTTCTTGCAATTTCAGCAGCAGCTAAAGCTTCTCTGTCTGTTTTAGATAGAAAATATATTTGCTGATCTTTCTGATACATGCATTTCCATAGTCCCCAAAGCACGGCCAAGGTGCTCAGTCCTCCCTGTCTAAACTTTGAGATCATATTAAATCTTTTAGTTTCATATTCTCTTATTACTTTTCTTTGATATTTGTATGGAACGAAAGGTATGGTTCCAAATTTTGGATGAAGAATTTTAACGTATCGATGACACCAATAAAAGAAATTTTTTGCACATTTTATAATTTCTTCAAGCTGCTGTTCTGGGGAAAAAGAATTTAACATTTCTGTAGTTTCCCCAATTGGAATGCTTAATTCCGACTTGTCTAGGTCATAATAAATTGAAAATATATTTTTCCAATCTTCGCTCTCGCTCATTTCACGAACATTTTTAAATTGATGATAAAAATGTTCAAAAGACTCAGTGGGATAAACTAAATTTGTGGGCGGCAATTTATTATTTTCCATATTATTATATAGTTTTTTAATTTTTATTGATAAATAAATTTGTGAAAAAAAAGAAATTTATAGACATATCTTTAGCTTATTGGCTAACCCAAATAATATTTGGCGGAATTATAAGCGGAACGTTTTCTTTCTTTACTAAAATTACACTAGAAAAATGGCATAAGAAAACAAAAGAAAAATCTAAAGTTTAATGATATTGATAAATGTTTATTGTTTTGTTATAAAATACACAACCTGATTTAAAGCAAAACAAAATGGAATATGAAAAAATATTAAATAAACTCATACCTGCGGATGATCTTCATTGGTGCGAAGAAGAAAAAAAGTACACATCTTTATCAAAAGAAGATATAGATTCTATTATTTTAGCATGTGTAAAACAAAATATCACAGAGCTTGATGAAATAATGAGAGTTGTAAGCTGGGCAGGATGTATTAAGATTGGACAAATATTGTTAAATAATTTTATTTCTGATAAACTTTCTATTGTTGGATTTGATAACGACGAACCACTATTTGGAGTTAAACAAGATGAACTTAGATAAATTGATTGATTTGTTAAATGAAGATCTTTCTAGAGAATATAGCCACTGGCATTTCTACATGCAGGCCGCTACGTCTGTAACAGGTCTGCATAGAGAAGAACTAGGAGAGTTTTTTCTTGAAGAAGCAGCAGGAGAAATGAAGCACATAGAGGAATTTAAAAGGCTTTTAAATGGCCTTTTATCTAGAAGACAGATTAATAAATCTGTTACTACTAAAGTTGCTGATTTTAAAAATAATTTGAGCTGCCCTGAAGAAATCTTAGAAGAAGCTTTAAGAATGGAAGAAGAGGTCGTCAGCAAATACGTCGCCAGAATAGAAGATGCCTCCAAGCTTCAAGAAAATGAAGGTGAAGATAAGATTGATGGAAAATACATCGAATTGTTCTTAGAAGATCAAATATTAGATAGTAGATCTGATGCGGACAATATTAGAATGATGATTAAGAAAAGTTGATGTTGACTTTTCTTGTGATTTTTATGATAATGATTAAATCATGAACTTTTAGAAAGGAGTTCAAACATGTCGAGACGTTCTTTTGCTTTGGTTAGAAATCTTCCGGTTTGGAAATTTTATTACAAGGGTAATCATTCCAAGCCAATTCGTACCACACTAGCAGTAGTGGAAAACAATGCCAAGGTGGTTACGGGGTATGTTCTTAGAAGAGGGAATGAGGTTTGCAGCCGCCTTCAGGATGCAAAGATTCATTCTTTCAAGAAGAGCGAAATTGCCAGACTGGGGCAGGTTCGCACTTCTAAGAATTCTAAGAATTCTGATAGAAGCACCCTTACAAAGCATTCAATAGTAGATTTGATTGTAAGCGGCGCCTGATTAATTATTTTTTATTCTCTCTGACCCGCCCGATTTAATTATCGGGCGGGTTTTTTATTTAATTACTATGTGAATGTTCCCACCCCCTAAAGGGAGTGGACTTCTAAGACATTGTTGTCTAAAGACTTGGAAAATATACACTTAATATAATATTTTATTTGTTTGCATCCACTCATTAAAACTTTTCATAATTTCTCCTTTCTTGAACGACACTATATATATATAGTGTGTAATTTTGCCGCCATTCATCTCAGCCCCTAAAGGGGGACTGGTTTTCTGGCGGAAGGCGTATAAAAATCTAGATAATATAGAGGCAATTTAAATATGAGTTATTTTCAAAATCCATTTGCATCAGAATTTAGAGGAAGTTGGGTCTTAGGAGACAGACAATACTCTCTAACATTTGTTTGTCCACAAAACACAGGCAGGTCAGAAGAAATCATAGCCGCTTGGAATCAACCCAACAATGGAATTTATGATCTATCTGGAAATGATGCTGATGGAAATCTTAAATCAATACTAAAAATAAGAATGTCCATTAATGGAAGTTATAAGGAATGGGTAAATATTGAAATTGATTTAACAGATAACTCTAACGCAGGCTTAAACCCAGCGCCAGATGCTTCTTCTATAAGACCATCACAAATAATCTCAATATTAAATTCAAATTCTAGCTTTAGTTCATATTTCGCAGCTTCTCTTGAATCTTTTGATCAAGTATTAAAAAATAAAATTATTATAAAACAAAAATATCCAACTTCAAGAATGAGATATTTTGTTGTCAATGGCGGTGCCGAAGAAGTTCTAGGCTTTAATTCAAGAGCTGGCGTTGCTGAACTTCCTAGTTATTTTAGAATGCATAAGGTTTGGGGAGGAGACATGTCCTATCCAACAGATGAAACCAATGCTCTTGTTGAACTAAGTCCATCAAATTCAGGCGGATCTTCTAATGTAGATAATAATGTTATTGACAATGCAGTTGATAACAAAGGTAATTCTTTAAATTTAAATTCTTCTTCTACAAAACAAGATTATGAATTGCTAGAAGGAAGAGCTCCAGGATTATTTACATTTCAAAAAATAACCGTAGATGGATCAGATAGAATAACAGAAATAATCGAATACCCAGCAGGAGCAAAAGTTGGAGATTTTGCAAGAAAAATAAAATACTCCTATGCAGGATCTAATTCCAATCCTAGTTCTGTTGTTGAAATTCCAATAGTATTACAAAGCGGCGACTTGATTAATCCTTAATTAAAAAAAATAGCCGCCCGAAGGCGGCTATTCTGTTTTTTATACAAAGTTTATCAGCTATTTGGGCCAATCAAATTGTATGCTGGGGTGTTTCCAACCTTGATGACAGTCCACATAAATCTGCGTTCTGAATTGTCTCCAGTGTGGAGGATAAAACCACCAAATCCACCTGTGTAACCTTCGTCTTCATTATTTCCTTCTCCGTCTAATTTTTCGATATGAGGAGGATAGTTGTTGCGACCATCGTTGGTTCCATAGTCGTCTTGGCACACCATTACAACATAATCATGTGGGTCGCCAAAGAGGGGCGTTTCAAAATTTACTCTTTGTTTCCAGTTGCCATTTCCTTCGCTATTTTCTGTGTATAGATGGCCTGCTGCTACTACGCGAGGAGAAGTTAGAGTAACGTATACTCCTGATAATCTATTTCCTCCGTCTGGACCTCTTGAGCTTTGAGCTGCTCCTAGACCTGTTCCTTGGGTTGTTTGTGTCATATATAAACTCCTTTTTCTAGTGTAAAGTGTGCAGTCCATTTGCACATTATTATTTACTTTTATTAAATTTAATTTTAAGTTATATGGCAAAATTTTTAATTGAAAGTAGGATGTCCCGCTGGGTTCTCTGGACCAGAAGGAATTTCTGGAGCGTCTGTTATAGTTTCTCCGTCATTAACTCTCATAACTTTTCTATTCCCACAAGCATCAACATAATCAAAATACCCAGTTCTTTGTATTGATCTTCTTGTTCCATCTTCATTGACCACAATTGCCGTATCCATATTTCCTTCGCCATAATATTGATAATTAGGAATAATTTCTGGATTGTCTGGGCTTAGTTCGTATGTGTATTCCTGAGCTATACTAGTTGCATTTTGCCCATTTTTTAATATTTGCATATTTGTAAAATAAGCTTTTTCGCCCATGTTATCTTGGTCGGCTGAAAATCCTATTTTGTAATTTCCTTCGGGGAGTTTTTCAGATATATTTAATGTGTTTACAACAGTTCCTTCAGTGCCTTCTCCTTGATAAGCTATGACTTCAATAGATTCTTCGGAGGGATTGTATGTAAAATGAAAGGTGTAATAATTTGCTACATATTCTGCGCCTTCGCCACCTTGTAGTTCTCCACCTTCTCCTGCTGTTTCGTTTGTTTGTCCGTAAATATATGGTTGAGGACAATTCATAGAAAATGCTATTCTAGTTTCATTAGGTTCCCAATGCCATTCTGGCTCTGTGCCTGTATTAAATATGCAGATTCCTTGATCGGAGCAACCATCTTGATAATCTACTGTATAGATTACTTCGCAAACATCGTTGGTTTCAAATTCTGTTACGGATCTTACTGGGTATCCTCCTCCGGGTCCTGATCCGCCGCTTCCTGCATTTGCGTTTCCTGAGAACCACATTCCCTTATTATCAAATCCAAAATCTATTCCTTCGACTTTACCAGTTTCATTTTCGTGAGTAGATAGCCAACATGGCTTTGAAGTTAAATTGCTTGACATAAAATCCTCCAATTATATTTATATTTATATTTATATTATATAAATCAATATGAAAAATTTATTACAAGACATAGAACATTGGCAAAATTTAAAACCGCCTCTATCTCCAAATGAATATGAAATAGAAATTTATAAGCATCACATAAAAGGATGCGGACCAATTTGTTTACTAGGAATGACAAAAGAACTAGTCAAGTTCTGTGATTTCATGGTGGATCTAAATCCAATAAAACAAGAGAGGCCAGTTATAAAATGTGATTGGAGTAAAATTAATCAAAATGTAGATGTTGTTATTGGAGATGGAGTTTTAAACTTAGCAGGATTAGATTTAGTTGATAATTTACTAAATGTAACAAACAAGTTAATTTGTAGAGTTTTTCTTAAAAAATTACAAGGAATGAAATATGCAACTCATTTCCCAACAAAGTTTCCTAAATCTACAATGGTGATTCCAACACAAGAAAATGTTGTGATAGTTATTTGGGAAAATTAGTTTTCAACAATTTTAAAATCTACGTATGTTAGGTGCCAATTTATTTGAAGATTATTTTCATTTTTTTTAATTCCAACATATTTCTTCAAAGCAAGCAAAATTTCTTCATTACTTATATTTTGTAAATCAAATAGCAACTTGCAATATTCTATCATTTCTAATTCTGATTGAAAAATCCAAGGGCATTCGCGTTCTTCTATATCAAGAACACTTAGGGTATTGGGAATTTTTATTTTTTTCCAATCATAATACTTCCCTTTATGCTCTTTTGTAGAAGTGTTAGGTCCAACAAAATCATCTAAAAATTTTGATATTTTGCTACTTTCTGAAACATCAGCTAGGTGAATAAGTCCATTTTTTTTAACGTGAAAACAACAGTTTTGTAAAAATAAGTAGATATCTTCAATATGATGAGCAGCAGCCAAGCAAATTATTCTATCTACAACAGGCACGTTCCACTTTTCATATGGCGAAACAACATCTATTCCGTTTATAGATTGAGAAAAATCCAAAAAAATTACGTTGGTATCATGCAAACAATATTTTTTTAAGTAACCGCCCAACGCAGGAAGATCTAAAACGGTTTCATTTTTCATTAAAGGAATTTTATAAAAAAGTTGTTCAAATTCTTTGTTTCTAGCATCTGGATATTTTTTCATTGCTAGATCGTAAGATTCTCCTCTATGTCTAAATATATCTTTATATTCCATTTCTTTTAATTTCCAAACATGTTTTACATTTTTTACAAATCTCAATATTGCCATCTCTATAAATTGGAGTTCTACAACTCCAAGTTAATCTTCTCAATTCTTCTGGCAGCATGTCGTATATTTCTTTTTTAGTCATTTCCCCTACCGGATATATTTTATTAACGCTTGGAGATAAGACATTGAGTATTTTAGTTCCTCTTTCTGCTCTTTGTTCAATTCCAATATCTGACTTTGTTCTGCCTATTGCTACCTCTTTTATTGTTTTGACAGAAAGACAAATAGTGCCAGCAACAAAATTATAAATGTCGCTATCCCACATAAAGTTGCCATTGTAAGAGGGGTATTCATGATAGCTCTCTGCGTATGAAAAATCTCTTATTTTTTTCATGTAATCTATAATATTTTTTACTGCAATGGCCTCTGCTTCTGCTCGATTTTCTTTATTAGACAAATATAAGTGATGTACAAGAAGCTCTTCTTTTGAATTAATTAGTTTATAAAGAGCACCAGTGGAATCGAGCCCGCCAGAAAACATAAGCAGTATTTTAGGTTTCATGTTATTATTTATATTATTAAATAAAAAAAGCAGCCACCTTTCGATGGCTGCTTCCAATTTTTTATCAATCTATTCTTCAAGAAAAGAATGGATGTCCTGCTGGGTTGCTAGTAACTTCTGGAGTCTCAGGAGTGTCATCCCAACTTTCTCCGTCATTTACTTCAACAATTTTTCTGCCGCCTTGAGAATTTACAACCTCATAATAACCAGTTCTTTGGATTGAGGTTCTTTCCCCATTTTTAATTACTATGGCAGTATCCATTGATCCTTCTCCTATTTGACGAATGAATTGAGGAGAAAGGTCATAAGCACTATCGCCTGTAGCAGAGTAGGTCTCAGTAGAAGAAAGACCGCCAACTACATCTAAGAATTTAAGAGCAATTGCCTCTGCGTCAGAATCTGATAAATACTGACTGTCCTGTCTGGCGACTAAGACATACGCTATTGAGCTTCTGTCGGATAAACCTTGTACGCAGTCGTCGTCGTTATCTCCGCTCTCGTTGATTAGGTGGGTTAGCCCTTCCTGCTCTCCGGGAACAATGATGAGGTGATTTATAGAAGGGTCAGAACCGCTCTCGCCGCCATCACCTTCTCTGTTTACCTTTACAAATACCGTATAGGTTGCTCCCTCATGAACTATGATGACCGAAGAACCGTTCTGGGTGCTACCATCAGAACCAAGACCCCCAGTGATAGAGAACTCATCGATGTTTACATTTGTAGCAACCATCACAAACATTCCAGGATACATGTTGGTGAAATATTGGCTACCCTCGCCAAAGTAATCATCTCCTGGCATCACAACTCCGTCCATTAATGGTTCATATGTTGGATCTTCTTCGTCTTCGAAAATAGATTCATCCAATGCTGCCGAATGGGTATTAGGTATGCTTAAAGAATTATCTACACCACCGCCAGCTATTTCTTCAAACAGTTGCGTTATATTGGTGTTGATAAAGTTTCCAGTGTCGTACATGTCGTTGTATCCGTCCACTATTCCAGTGGAAGCATACTTGAACAATCTTTCTGGATTTAAAGATCCATCTAAATTTAAACTAGCAAAACCATAAAGAGCACCACCGCCGTACTGCATCATGCTACCGACACAAAGAATCTTATTATCGTTAATAAGTATGTTTTGAACCCTACTTTCCCATTGTTGTCCGTTTTCATAAAACCCATATCCGGTTACAAAAGAATTGTCTCTAGAGCCATCTGTATTAAGTCTAATTATATTTCCTTGTCTTTCGCCATTGTACTCATTGAACCAGCCTCCTACCACTATTTTACCATTAGATTGAATGGCCAATGTCTGCACTAGACCATCTGGTCTATTGAGTCCGGTTCCTTCTGTCTCGAATGACGAATCAACCGTCCCAGTATCGTCTAAACGAACCACGCCAGGATTACAGGGATTAGATCCATATTGATTGAACCAACCGCCAACAATCAGATTTCCAGAAGCATCTTTCTTTATGCTAGTGACTCTGTCGTTGAATGAAGCTGAGAAAGTATTATCTACTGCGCCATCAGAATTTAACCTTTTTATCTTTTGATTAAACTGACCTCCAACATATATTTTTCCATTAGAAGAATCTACAAAGATTTCATGGACATGGTTATTGAAAGTAATATTGTCTGAGAAACTTGTGTCCAGAGCCCCATTGGCACCTAGTTTAACCATTCTGTTTACGGATGTTCCATCGTATGAATTAAACGACCCTCCCACAAGCAGACTGTTGTCGCTTAGAACTCTTACAACAAAAGCATTGTCGTTGAATCCGCCTGGTTCAAAAGTATTATCTATTGAACCATCTGTATTGAGACGCATTATATAATTATAACCTGACATGTTTGTGAAGTGGCCAACAATAACGATTTTGCCGTTAGATTGCTCTACTACCGAGCGTACATATCCGTTATTGTTAGTATCAAAATCAGGACATGTGAAAGTTTCATCAAGAGTTAAGTCGATATTATACCTACGGACATTCTTTGCATCTTGATTGGCTCCATCTATACCCACCCAAATGTACTTGCCACTAGACAGAAGATAAAGTTGACTTCCTAGCGGATTGTTGTCATAACTTTGACCATATTCGTTTTTTGCATAGTCAAAATCATCTACAAAGTTGACCTTATCAGGAATTAAATTTGTTACTTCTTCGTATCTTTCATTTAAATTGGACAAGATATTATTAATATCAGCCATATTAACCTCCATGTTATAAGACTAAAATATAAATTACAACAATTTATACTCTTATACAGTATATATTATTTGAAATTTAAAATTTTATTTTTAACTATATACTCTTAAAGTAAAGTATCAAGGAGAAAAAATGTCTGACTCTGAATTTTTATTTGAAGATGGTAGAAAAGCAGAAAAAATTGAAATAGATCAAGGAAAGACTAGAGTAACAGAAATATATGTTGAACCAAAGCCGGAGAAAAAGTTGGCTCAAAGAATTACTGAAAAATATTGTGTCTGCGAAAGAGAAATTGAAACTATAGACGAAGTCACTGGAGAAATTGTAAGTAGAGTGGTGGAGAAAGTTTCAGACAACGCAGTCGTTGAGTCAGTTGATCAAGTAAAGTCTCCTATGCAAGTTTTAGTTGAAGAAAAACTTATGAGCAAAAAACCATCTTTATTAACAATTGGATTGGTTGTAGTTATTGCTGCTCAGGTTCTAGGCTTGGCATATCTAATATTTGCTAATTGATTATATTTATAAAAAAAGATTATTGGGGAATTAATTAATTCCCCATCTTTTTTTAATAGATTCCCACCACGCAGATTTGTCTTTTTCTGCTTGCTTCACCGAATCTTCAAATTCTTTTTCTTTTAATATTCTTTGTTTTTCTTTTGCTACTTTATATAAAGAATCTATCCATTTTTCCCATTCTTCATATGGAGCGTATGATAAAAGTTCTCCTTTTGATTCTTTGTAAACTAAGTAGCCCTTGTAATACACAATCAATTCTGACGAGATTTCCTCATACTTTATTTCTAAATGCATTCCTCTGTTTAGGCCATCAAAGTGTATGCCTATTGTATCGACGCCATAAGAAATAGGATCTGGCATTTCTTGATACCATTCTTGTGAATCTGGCCTTTTATTTCCTTCAATGTTCATTATTGGAATTTTTTTCATCAAATCATTTGAATTATTAATTTCTGAAGGCTCGTCGTTATTAATTCCTTCTAAATCTATGTAATTAGAATCAACATAGTAGCCGCCTTCTGATTGACTGATTATCGGGTCTCCAAATGTTTTTAATACTATGCCTATTTTTCCATTCTGCCCCATCAGACCCTTTTTATTAGCCTCTAATATTCTTTTTTCTCTTATTTTATCTTCGAATTCCTCAGCACTAGCCATCTAAATCTCCTGTGCATTCTGGGCATTTTATTGCAAAATAATTTATTTCACTTTTACATAAAGGGCATTCTTTTAATTGAACGGAAGCATGCCCTGATGTATTTATGTTTTGTAATATTTTAGAGTAAACTATATAAAGTAATATAGAAATAAGAAAAAAATCCACTAAGACTCCTAAAAATTTTCCTACTTCAAAAGTCAGACCTTCAATTAAACTAAAATTCCACAATCTCCAATCCCCTGTCTTTTTAGCCGTGAAATTTATAATCGGCATCAACACGAGATCAGACACTCCTGCAATAATTTTGTTGAATGAAGAACCAAGAATAAAAGCTATAGACATTTTCATCATGTCTTCTTTAAATGCAAATTCTTTATATTTTTTTAATTCATTTTCACCAATAAATGATTTGTGATTTTCAAATTTATATTTCATAAAAATATATAGATATGTATATTACAAGGAGGTTCGCTGTGTTTTATAATTTATATAATCTGTTATTTCCTAAATCTAAAGCATCTTCTCCCAAATCTTCTAATTTAAATACTAAAAAAATTATAGATTACACAATTAATGATTCTACTTATAATTTAGTTGAAAAAGTAGAAATTCCTTCCGTTGGAATATTAAAATATTCAGTTAGAGACTACAACCCGCAGCCAAAAAATCAAAATCAAAAAAGAGCCCTAAATTGCTTTATTACAATAGGCAATTTTATAAATTATGTTCAAAAAAATAGCAAAACAATTATAAAAAAGTGGGCAGCAACGCAGAATTTAGACGTAGTTCCTTTGGCCGGAATCGATGTTAATGCCTACTACGACAGAAGAGCGTTGAGATTTTTTTACGCTAAAGTCAATAACAAAACAATATATACAGCGGATTCACAAGATATAATATCTCATGAATTAGGACATGCAATATTAGATGCAGCACGACCAGATTTCTGGAGCGTTCAATCTTTAGAAATATGGTCTTTTCACGAGGCGTTTGCAGACATATGTTCTATTGTTAGCATAATGCAATATGAAGAAGCTTTGAAAAAAGTTTTAGAAGAAACAAATGGAGACATATCTAAATCTAATTTAGTTTCAAGATTGGCGGAAGAAGTCGGAATTTTTATTTATAATAATTATCAAGATAAATATTTGCCAAATGCATTAAGAGATCCTTCTATAGAAGTTTTCAAGTACGTTGACCCAAGAAGTTTACCTGAAGAAGCTGCGAATGAACAACTCGCAGCGGAATGCCATAGTTTTGGTAGAGTTTTTTCTGCCGCTTGGTATAATGTTTTTGTTAAAGTTTATAATAAAGAGTGCTTGTTAAATTCTCCAATTATAGCAATTAAAAAAGCTAGGGATATTTGTTTTTCACTACTGCTACAAGCAATCCCCACCAGCCCGAGAGCAGTAGATTATTATTCTGCGATAGCCAAATGCATGGTTGCATTGTCAAAAATAAAATATCCAGAATACGAAAGTTTAGTAAAAGAATCTTTTATTGAATTCAATATTTTGAATAAAGATTCTTTAAAAATTTTATCAAATACTTCTTGGGATGAAGTTGTTTTAAACTTAAGTAAAGATGATCAAGTTGTAAAAAATAGCAAAGGAACAATTGTCAAATTAAGTAAAAATAAAACGATGAAAATACAGAGTATTTCAGCCCTATCAGGCCCAAATAAAGAAGTGGAAGTAGAAGTTCCTTCTGATATTTACTTTGAATTTGATAACAATGGAACATTAATAGATGAGGTTGTTCCTAACGAACAACAACTATTAGATTCTTCTTTATTTTGTCTTTCTATAATAGAAAAACAAGATAAAAATAACATGTGGTCAATAGAAAACAATAAATTAATTAGAAATTATATAGTTTAGATTTATCTATTGACTTATAATGTTAAAATATGATAAGATTTCAAAATCATATTAATAAGTAAAAATTTGCTTTTTATATGATATATAGTTTTCATCAATTATTTAGAACTGGAGTAAAAATGAATTTAGGAAAATCTGATAATGATTTTTGTGAATCTGACATTTACGAAGTCGATGTATACAATGATGAAAACGAATGGTATTCCGGACAAGAAGACAATTTAAATATAATTAATGAAGAATACAATAATTGGAATTGGGAAGAATCATCATCCGATGACGATGATGATAATGATTATTTTGATGACGATGACGATGACGATGGCGATGACGATATAGATGAAGATGAAGATGACTATGAAGATGAAGATGAAGATGAAGATGAAGATGACTATGAAGACTATGACGAAGATGAAGACGATGAAGAAGACGAAGACGAAGACGAAGACGAAGACGAAGACGAAGACGAAGACGAAGACGAAGACGAAGACGAAGACGAAGACGAATGGGGTCTAGAAGATGAAGATGAAGATTGGTAATGGTCTAAATGCTTTTAGAAAATAAATCTACCATCATATTATTATGTAGCTCTTCTCCCAAATTAGTAAAATTGCCCCGATAACTCACTCCGCTAAGCGGATACCAGAAATGGTGATAAAAATAAACTTCTATTTCCTTGTCGAATTTTTTATCACATGCAATTTCGGCTGTTATAGCGGATCTTACAATAGATTCTGAAATTTCTGGTTCGAGTAAAGATTTTTTTAATACTTCTTTATTCCAAAATCTAGATTGAAAATTAAATCTCCATTCGCTATTTTTATTAAATTTAAAAACATTTTGATTTCTTATCTTAATGTTTGTTTTTTCTAAGTCGTAATAAGGAGTATAAGAACTTAATTGAAAAGCATTTATTTCATTTTCTTCTATAAGCTTATATATTGTAGAAAATAAGTCATAGTCTATTCCGCACAATGGCCAAAAATCTTCTAACATATAAAACACATATTTAGTTTCTATTTTATTCAATATAAAATTAAGATTTTCAATGAAAGTCCCACGACCGGTATTAATTTGTTGGTATTTGCAATTATTTATATTTTTTTCTTCTGTGCAAAAGTAAATTTTAGATTTTATTTTATTATCCCAAAATTTATTCATGTAATAAAAAAAACCAGGCCAAAATTTTTCATATTTGTCGCAAGTTTGAATTATAATAGATAAGTCCATAAACTAATTTAGTTCTGGCAGTGGAATAAAATCAAAAGGAAAATTTTTCTTAGATTTGTGATCCAATATGGGAAAATTTATATTTTTATAAATTTTGTATTTTACCACTTCTTTATCTGCGTAAATTACTAAAACCCAAGATTGCCATCTTTGATTAAATTTTGAAATTGTTGTTTGCTGTACCCTTAAGGCCCTATCACTATTATCAACCCAACAAACTTTATTTTCTGTTTCTGAATAATGAACTAAAACCATGGCATGTCCTGGGACATCCCACAAAACTCCTCTTCCTTCTTTCATTGCTTTTTTGATTAGCGATATTCCCTTTTCTTTGCTTCCGTATGTTTGTTCAAATTTTACATTGAGCTTATTAAGAATTTCTTCTGCTCTTCTTGGGCTAGAGTAACCTTTGCATTCTGCTCTGCTGGTTATTGGAGGGTTTGTTAGTTTGGGCTCTTCTGCCCATCTTCCAAGCGTTTCTATAGAAGAATAAACGCATTGAATTCCTGTATGATTTTTAACTCTATCCTCTAAGGGTATTGGGCATTGTATTTTTTCTAAATCAAATTCTCCCGGACCAGAAGAATAAAAAGGTACAAATGTGGTTCTATAGTCACCCTCTATTTTTGAAGCTTTTTTTGGTGCTTTTTGGTACTTTTCAAGACCTTGATTTCCACTTTCTTCATTTAATATTAATATAAATACTATAGCTAAAGAAAAGCTAAATATTAAAAATAATAATTTTTTCATAAACCTCCTTGAAGTACCAATTAAATCAAATTCACATATGTATTTATAATAATCTAACTAAATAATTATGGAGGATAAATTATGAGTTTCCACTTAATGACTGTTTTAGAAATTAACCATATAGATAAAAATGGCAAAATATTATATAAAAATTCAAATTTAAAAAATATTTTGCATAAAGAAGGAGAAGAATATATACTTAAAGCTTTATTTGGCGGAATCTCTTTAGTTCAAAAATATTATATAGGACTAGACACAAGAAGTGTTTTAGATGTCAATGATGGCTTTTTTGATATCCCAAGCGTAGAGTCTAGCGGTCAAGGATACTCTAGACAAGAAGTTCCTAATACAAACTTCACTGTAACTATGACAAGCGGAATAAACGGTAGGTTTCAAGCAAACAGCCCAATAGTTATATTCAGATCGACCGCGAACAATTGGTCTGCTAGAAATATATTTTTAGCAACAGCACTTAGTGGAGCAACACAAGGAACTAGAAAATTAATATCCTCAGTTCCTTTGGGCTCTAATTTAGTTATATCTGAAGGCGAATTAGTTACAATGAGAATTGGTTTGGCATTACAAACTTCAAATTAAGTCAAACTATTATATAATTTACTTTTGGTCTTTATTTCTATTATGTGCTGACAATCTACCTCTTGACCAGGAAGCTTGTCAAATTTTTCATTTAGCTTTTTAATTTCAATTCTAAAATATTCTGTTTCTTTAAAGTCTCTTATGGAGAGTGGTTTTGGATTTTTTTTCCACCACTTGTTTCTTTTTTCTTCAAATTCAATTCTTTCTTGTTCATGCATATTTGCTAACTTTTTAAAGTCAATCTCTTCTGGAGGATTCCAAAATTGATTGCATAATAATATCTTGTAACCTTTTTTATTTAATAATATATCATTTTTTTCTTGTCTATTAAAAATCTCATATTCACAAAAAATTTCTTGGGCGGGCTCTGTTGTTTTAGAAGTCTTTGCGTTAACCCAAACAGGAACACTTACGCCTTCTATTTTGATGTAATCTTTTTCCAAAAACAAGTTTATCTGTGTTTGGTCAAAAAAAATATTATGTGTGATAAATAGAGCTAAATTATTCATATATATATGTAGAAAAAAGCAGGAGGCTTAAACTATGAAAAGGATTTCAATTTTGTTCTTATTTTCTACAATTATATTAGCATGTTCTTTATTAAATTTCAATTATAAAAATGATGAAATAATTGAAAAATGGTCACCACAGAATGATGTTGTGGCGATGCCTGTTCTAAGAAACAGCAAACCAATAAATGTATCCAATAGTCAGGCTCCAAAAGAAGAAAGAGACGAGAAGTTTAAGGTATTTCTATTATCCTCAGTTAAGATTAGCGTCAATGGAGGAAGTGGATCTGGAACTATTTGTTACTACGAACCCGAAGAAGGTTGGGCTTATGTAATTTCTTGTGGTCATCTTTGGGATGGAAATAAATCTTACAAAGAACTTTTAAAAAATAAAGAAAAAGCAAAAATAATTACTTGGTATCCTGGATCTTCAAGAATTGATGAGCCAAAGTCATACGAAGCAGAAGTTTTATTTTATAGCAATACAAGAGGCAGAGATTGTAGCTGTTTGAGATTCAAGCCAGATTGGAATCCAAACTGTTTTCCAATAGCTTCTTTAGATCACAAGATAAATAAAGGAGATAAATTGAATTCTTTAGGATGTGACGGAGGCAGAGAAGTAGCAAGATATGAAGTGGAATTTTTAGAAAAAAGAGGTGAGGACTTAATTACAATTAAGAATAGCCCTAGACCAGGAAGATCTGGCGGAGGACTGTTAACAAATTCAGGATGGCATGTTGGAGTTTGTTGGGGAACTTCTGATGTTGTTACTGGCAGTGGTATTGGATATTTTACACCTCTAGAATCCATACATAAAGTTTTTATAGATAATGGACATGAATGGATTTTATTACTTGGCGAGTTCTCAGGAAGAAACATTCCTGTTTTTGACTGGAGCGAACCAAGTAAAAAATATGACTTTAATTACATTCCAATTCCAACAAATAAATAATTTATTTTTTCTTAAAAAAGGGGCAAATTTTGTAATACTCACACCTGTAACAGTGGTTTCCAACATTGCCCCAAATTTTTTCAGGATCAGAATTTTTAATATCATCATATGAATTAAGCAAAATATTTTCTGCTTCTTCTAATGATTTATCTGTGAATTTAGTAGAGATCAAATCTCCACCTTCTAAATAATATAAAGCTGTATTTATATTCTCGGCAGGAACGTCAAATTGCTTTTGCACTATTCTTGCGTAAGTTCTTAATTGCAAATCATCTTTTATTGTGTTTTTATTTTTTCTAAACTTTCCTCTTTTTGTTGTTTTATAATCTAAAATGAAAAAATTATTTTTTCTTTTTATTAATCTGTCTATAAAACCTATGACAAATTTTTCTTTAGGCTTGTCTAAATCGTACCTAAAGTCCCATTCTAATTCTCCATCGAAACCTATTTGTTCTGTTATTTTATAAAGAGAAGAAAGATGACCTGGCATTCTTAATTTATATTCCATTGGAAGGGTCGGAGCAAAAGTTTTTTGATCATCTTCTAATGCAATTTCTCCATTCACAACTTGATTGGTAACTTCTTTTAATTCTGATTTTCCGCCCCTAAGTACGTATTCTTCCGCTATTTTATGAATTATTTTTCCGTAGGTAAAATAAAATGGCTCTGGCTCTTCTGGCTCTAATTTTAAATGATATTTAAAATAATATTTTTTTTGACATTCGTCCCAAACTGTTTTTCTTGAGACGCTCATATGTGTTATATTCATAAACTAACTTAGTATGGATTTATCTATAATTAATTAGTACAATTACGCATTATGTCTATAGATTTTGATTTATTCTTACAGTGGGCAGAGTCAAGGTTTAAAGATGTCGTTGTCGCTGGCAACGAAATTAAAGTAAATTCTATATTTTGCGAAGATTACAAACACCATCTTTGGTGCAACCCCTATGGAGGAAAAAACAATTCTCCATATGGAGTTTTTCACTGTTGGAAAACTGACAACAAAGGATCTTTAGCAACTTTGGTTATGCAAGTTGATAACTGTTCTTTTGAGGAAGCTCTAGACGTTCTCAATAGCACAAACAGTAATATTGAGGATCTTGAAAAAAAGGTTCAAGAAATATTTGATAAAAAAAATGAACCTAAAGAGTTTTTAGAAATAGAAAAAACAAAGATAGAGCTTCCGCCTAACACCTATTCCTTTGATGATCTTCCTTCAATAAATAATCAAAGAAAAATTGCTGAGGATTATCTTCGAAATAGAAAAATTTCTACTGAAGGCTTATTTCTTTGCACAAGAGGACAATATGCAAATAGAATTATAATTCCTTATTATAATAAAAACAAAGAGCTAATTTATTATAATGGAAGAAGCCTTTCTAATGAAGGCTTAAGATATTTAGGCCCTCCAAAGACTCTTGGTATAGGAAAAGGAGATGTTCTTTTTGTGCCAAATTGGCCTAAAGAAGGAGAAAAAATATACCTTACTGAGGGGGAGTTTGATGCTTTGTCTTTGAGTCAAGTAGGATTTAATTCTGCTGCTTTCGGTGGGAAAAACCTATCTGAGGCACAAGCTGAGATATTAAAGCCCTACACCCCCGTTATTTGTTTAGACGCAGATAAGGCCGGAGCCGATGCATTAATTAAAATGGGTGATTTCCTGCTCAAAAAAGGATTTAAAGATGTGTTTTTCATAAGAGCACCAAAAGAACATAAAGATTGGAATTCAATGTTGCAAAGCGATGGAGAAAAAATAATTAGAATCTATATTAATAATCATGAAAAAAGATATGATAATTTTGTAGGAACAGAACTAAAAGGGAGAAGAATATGCAATTAAAATCAAAACAATTAGAGTACTTTGTTGGCAAGGTCTGTACTATTTTTACTATTCCAACCAACAGAGACTTTAAGTCAGAAAATCCATCAACATTCCCACAGCCGGTTTTTCATTATTTTGTTGGCAAGGTTTTAGAGGTTGATGAAAAGGGTATATTCATACAGCAGTGGAATAACAACAAGAAATTAAGAAGCTATTTTTTCTTGAACCATATTATAGGCATATCCGAAGAGGAAATATTAGATCCATCAAAACCAGAAGATGCAAAAGTCATAGAAGATTTTAAGAAAATTAATGAAAAAGCTATTAGCCAAGGTGATAAAAAGTATCAAGAATTAAAAAAACAGCAAGAAATTATTAAATCTAATCCAAATTTAGATATAGAAGAACTATCTAAATTGTCTGATAAAATTAAACAAGAAATATAATAAATAATTTACTATGAAATCTTTTTCTGATTATATCAATAAGCGCAGCGATTTAACAGTTAGCGAAATGGCCTATGATCCAATGACTTGGAAAAACGAGGATGGGACAGAAGAAACTGTTGAGGAAATAAGGAAAGCTCCTATTTTTTTTGACCAAGACGATATAGAATATTTATATCAATTTCCTCCTCAATATTGGTCTAGCGCTTTACAAAAGAGATATGGAATTTTATTGCAAAAAGCACACGAAGCACAACAATCTAGCTCTAAATTCAATGATATTCAAGATGTTGTAGTTTCAAGAGTGAAAGGCGGAAAAGATATTGCGTTTAGAGTTAATACAAACGTAAATGAACTTTTAGATAAAATCACAAGTGACGTAGATGATGTTAAACTCTCTCAGCTAAGATTAAAAGATCCAACCTCCGGCGAATCGGGAAGAGATTCTTATATTAAGCATTTGGAAGAAAAGAAAAAAGAAGGAAAAAGATACGGAGCACATGGATTTGTATTAAAGAATTGGAAAAGAGATGGAAAAGTATCTGTGGCGGAAGGATATGTAGAACAAGATCAAAAAACTATAGCAAAAAGATTAGGCACTTTATATCAAGCCATTGAAGACGGATGGCTAGACGAAGATATAGAAAAAACAGACCCAGAAGCCATCAAAAATAAACAAAAAATTAATTTTGGCGGTGGCGGAGAAAGAAAACTGCCGGTGTTTCAACCTGGAGCCCCTGCTGCTAGAAATTCACTTGTAGACACAGACGGAGAAGTTAAAGTTTGGGTGACAACAAGCGGTAAAAAAATTCGTGGTTATTTGCCTATACTGAAACCAGCTTTTATGGTTGATACAAATGCTGTTGAAGCACATAGCTTTGCTAAAACTGCACGTCAACAGATAGATTCAGATTTGAGATCTGATGATGGATTAAGAGAATATTATTCAATAATAGATGTAAATTCTCCTAATCTAATAAATGTACAAAAATTGGCCGAAGTTGTTGGAAAAATAAATAAAATTCAATCTGAAATTAAAAAACTTCCACCTCAATCTAACGAAAGACAACAAAAACAAAAAGAACTTGGAAGACTTAATGCTTTGGGTGTTATAGCCGAGTTTTTAGGAAATGTCAATTTGGGCATAAGAAGCAGAAATGAAAAATTACTTAGAAGACTTGGATATAAGAAAGTTTCTGCTGAGGATATGCAAAGAGCTATATCCCAGCTTGGGACTAGCAAAAGTAAAGTTGCAGATAAATTAAGGTCTCAACTTAGAAAAGCCGCCGCTAATGAAAACCCAGAACAAGAGTCAATTAAGGTAATTAGAAGTTTTATAGAAAGAATAAAAAGCTATTTTGATGTAAGAGAAAGTCAAATTAGAAAAACCGCAGCCAGATACGACGTTCATCAATGGAATATAAAACACCATAGCAAAGATGAAAGAAAAGGCCACACAGACCTAACTGGCTTTGGCACCATCAATCCTAATAAACAACAAAAAGAAAGAGTTCATGGTTCCATGAAACAAATATTTGATTCTGATTCTCAAGCAAATGAGTTCTGGAATCATTTATTGAATGAAAAGCAAATAAGACAAAGTGTAATAAATGGAATTGATAGAAAGATTGACTCTATAGGAGGAGATGCCGTATCAGATGCAATAAAATACGCTCTAACTCAACCGGGCAATAAAGATATGCTGGATAAACTTGCTACAAGATATTTTCAAAGAAAAGGATCTGTAAAAGCTGTTACTTCGTATGCGCAACTTTACATTGAAGGCGAGACAGACTCTAGAAAAGCTAGATCATTGATAAACAAAATAGCCGAGCAAGGCTCTAAGCAAGGCAATAATTATTGTCAAAGCTTGTTGCAACTCCATAGACGTTTTCAAACAAGAGTTTTTCCAAAGGTTAGAACAACTAGACAAGAGAATCCAAATGACATCTCTTTAGAATCTGTTTTTAGAAGGTTTTATGATGAACACATAGATATTCATCCTAAACAAAGTCATGAAATAGGCATTCTGTATGATAAGTTATTAGATGCTTCAACAACTCCTATTGAAAAAGAATCTATCAAGAAAGAAATATTAGAAAAAATTGAACAACAAGTATCAAAAGATGCAGAAAAAGTCTCGAGAGAAACAACCGCAGCGATAAATAGTTCTGGGGACAGCGACGTATCAGAATCAGATAAACAATTGGCTCAAAATGTTGTTTCTGTAGGTTTGGCTCACTTGTCAAAATCAGTAATGTCTAAGGTGAAATCTACATTCTTAGGCATAAGATCTATTTTTTCAAGAGCACCACAAAAACCTCAAGCACCTCAAGTTCAAGCGAAGCCAGCTAAATTGCCAACAACAATAACTCAAACAAAACCACAAATTGGTGATAAAGCTGCTGAAGAACCTAAAGCTGATCCTCAATCTTTTATTAGTAGATTTTTGGGAAGAAGACCAACCAAATAAATAAATGATTATCAACTAGGAAACAAAGTTTTTAGTTTGTTTTCATAATCTTCGTATTCTTTTTCTGATAAAGAATCAACAATAGAAGACATAACCCCTCCAGCCCTCTCAAATTCTTTACTTTTCGCCAAAAGTATAGACAAAGGAGGAATTGATATGTCCGAAGGCGGGTTTTCTTTATGATAATGAAATAAAATAGCTTTAATTAGAATATCCACCTTTGTTTCAGAATCTAATTTAGAAAACTCTTGAATAATGCTACTGCCATCACCAGAATCTATAGGAATTGTTCTTTTTCCACTTATTGAACTTTCTTCTGGACTAGGAGCACCACCTGTTGTATGCAATCTTTCTATTTCATCGTCTGATCTATCCTCGTGACCAGAAGATTTAATTTGATCTTCTCTTTCGTCTTCCCAATCTGATTGAAGTTCTGCCGCATATTTTGCTATTATTGAATTTAAATTTAATTTAAATTTGCTTATTATTTCTGGTATCTCTTGATCTGTATTTTCTAAAATAATATTATTTTTAATTTCAGAAATTATTTGTTCAAATCTTTCCTGAAATTTATTATAATTTAATAGGCTGTTTTTTCTATTTTTATATAAATAAATTATATTCTCTGTTTTATTTTGTCCAACAGACCCTATAAACCTCCCAAATCGCCACAGAGGGCTTTTATTATTTTTAGGGTCTACTTGTGCCCCTTGATTATTTTGAGACGTTTTAGCCTTATTATGAACGCTCAATAAATCTTTTTCGAGGCTTTTAATTAATTCTATTAATTCTAGATTGAAATTTTTAAATAATTCGAATTTATTCATAAATTTATCTAGGGGAGTATTCACTAATCTTTTTTAATGACATTATGTAAGAATCGAATCTGTGAAATTCACTAGATAAATATTCTAACTTTCTTTGTTCAAAATCCAAATCTTCAGATTCTCCCACTTCGAATATGAATTCTTTTCCTTTTCTTCCAACTACCTTATATCCGTGCATGAGCAAATAAGCTCCTGCTCCCAAATCACTTACTGTTTTTTTCATTTCTTTCCTTTCTTTCTTTAGTTTGCATTTTCCGCTGCTATCAAACATCCTTTTGCAACTGAATACAAAGGATCTTTAGGTCTAATTACATTTCCTACTTTCAATGTTGATAATTTTGCTTGTTCTAAAATTTTAGCAAATAAGGTGTCAAATCCTTTCGGCATACTAGTACCACCAGCCACTATAATATCTACTGGGCTTTCTGATCTGGCTTTATTTCCAGCCTCTTCAATTCCTTTCTTAATCCCCTGTACTGTATGATGAATCATGATTTCATATTGAGATTTGATTGCTCTTTGGACTAAAGTATCTGGATTCTCCAAAGTTAGATCAGCATGCATTTTTTCTTTATTTACATATGTTGTTGTTTCTTCGCCAATAGCTTTTGAAGCCATTTTGTCGATCCAATCTCCGCTATTGACCAAAGAGAATTGAAAAACAGGAGCGCCATATATTGCATAACACAAATTCACCATTCCTGCTCCAAATGATATGCCAATTCCAGTCCAATTTTTCTCTGTCAATTCGGCGTAAACCAATGCTAAAGCTTCGTTTATTGGGTGAGCGTCTACTTTATATCCTTTTTCGCTCTCATAAGCCTTGAACATAGCTTGAAGTATTTTCGAGTGATAATCAGCATCAGTTTCTTTGTTTATTGCATTTGCAGGAACTGAATAATAAAGCTTTTCGTCTGGATGGTCAATTTCTCCTATTAGGCTATGGCACATTACATTCATGATTTGCTGAGCGTGTTTTTCTTTTGGATTCAAACATCCGTCTTTCATTGGTCTTTTTAGTTCTAATTGATTCATGGTGTAAGCCATATTTACAGCCGCTTCTCCTAATGCATAAGCTAAATTTGCATCTTCTTGCTCAATTAGTGGGACGCCTGCGTTTTTCATCATGTTGAAAACAAATCTATTATCTAATGGCATTTCTAAAAATGCATTTACTTCTTTCTTGAATATTATTTCTTTATCTTTTCTTTTTGCGCTTACAAGATGATATGTTCCGCAGTCAAAACCAATTCCACTCATTTTTTCTCCTTATTTGTTTTCTTTTCCAAATTTTAGTTTATTGCTTGGAGCAAAATCCGGTATTGCCCATTCTACTTTATCATCTTCTTTTTTTGCTACCATGCCAGAAATTTCACTGCCACCCAAGTTTAAATTAGTTACACTTCCATCTAATTTTATGTTAAGTTCTAAAGCTATATTTACTAAAAGCTCATTATTTTTAGTAACAATTTTAATTTCGCCTGGTTTTATTAAATTTCCCATATAATTATATACTAATTTTCAATAAATTAATACCCTCTAATATTTCTTTTTCTGTGAGCTCAAGAGTGCAAGGTTTGTGAACTTGACGAGATTTAGGACAACAGATCCAGTTGTAACAAGGCCCGCAATTCCAGTCTCCGTTATCTCTATGTTTTTGAACAAGATTAAATTTGTAATACTTTCCATAAACTTTACCGTCAGTAAATGAAAATATTCCCAAAAGAGGCTTGCCTAAACCACCGGCACAGTGAAAACCAGCCGTGTCAGTGCTTATTATATAGTCACTTGAATATATTGTTGCCATCCATTGTTTTATTGAAAGATCGTCCCAAATTTCTATTCCTAAATCTTCTATTTCTTTTATTTTTTTATTATGCAAACATATCAAATTAGCGTTTTCTTTTTTTATGTGTTTATTAATTATATCAATTTGATTTATAGTAAGACTTCTAGAAGCAATTGCCGAAATGGGGCACAAAGCATAGCATGGCCTTTTGTTTTTTAGTTTATTTTTAGCTTCTGCAACAAGATCCTCATCTATTCTAATATGCATGTTGTGATTTCTTAATTTAAAACCACAGTAATTTGCCAATATGTCCGACCTATTTAAATCAGAATAGGGAGCAATGCTCATTTCATAACTAGTGCAAACCCCTGTTGTATTGTAATGAATTAAAAAATCAGATTCCTTTATTTCCTTGCAGTCAACAACATTATCTATAAAAGGATGATCCGAAGCTGCTTCGATATATTTTTTCGGACAAGCAAAAGTAATAGAAGCACAAGGCATAATTTTCTTTATGTCTTCAAACAACATTCTAGTTATAAAAATGTCGCCCAAACCACAGTCATCAACCCTAATTAATACTTTGTTATGAATTTCATTAAATTTTTCAATGCTTATTTTTCCAAATCTATTCATCAACTAATATAGTTAACTATTTGATGTAACCATAATTGAAACTAATATTTGAACTTCAACAGGTTCTAAAGATTCATTTTTAATTTCTATAGAGCTTATAGAAACATCTCCCGCATCGAAAGTTTGTGTGTGACCGGCAGGTAAATCCAGTACCGCCTCGGTCGAACCATTTAGTCTTATTTTTATTGATTGAGAGTCGTTTTTATTTGTTATTTGCGTAAAATAAGCGTATCCGCCTGCATCTCCAAGAATATCAGCTTTATTATCTTGGAAATCTGAATTTTCTTCTGCTGTTATGTTGTAAACTTTTGGATAATTATTTGTTCCGTGATCTAAATATTGAATTCCATCATCCTCTAAAACTTCTATAAAAGCTTCTTCTAAAGAAACTTGAGGATAAGCAAAACGCTTCCAATAGTTACAGTCTCTAAAAGTATCTCCATCTTTTAATATTCTGTTTACTTTGTTTGGCCCCATTATATAAACACTTCTTTGTCCTGATGACATTTGTCCCTGCATTGCATTTACTAATTTTATTTTAAATAAACTCATATACCCTCCATAATTATATATTTACAACTCTTCTAAGTTTTTAATTTCTTTAATATAAGAAAATTCATTTTTTAACTTCTTTAATTCAGATTCTTTTATTATTTTTGAATTTTTATCTAGTAAATAATATAAATCATCTTTACAAGCTAAGAATAATTCTATTTTTGGATAAAATTTTTTTATTTCTTCGACTTCAATTACTAAAGATTTTAAAACTTCAATAAACTTTCCACTATAAAAAACACATATTTTGTTATAAACCTTAGAGTATTCAGAAATAGAAATCATGAAAGAAAACGACGAAATAATTATTAATAAGACTTTAGAATCATTTTTAGAACAATTTGGTTCTTATGATTCTTATACTAAGATAGTTTTAGAAGAATTTTTTAGAGAAATTTTAAATGCAAAATCAGATTTTCATATATCTTGCGAGAAGAGACAAGAAGGGAATTAAATTAATAGCTAATTTTTTACATGATGGTAAAACTTATCCAATTAAAATAAAAGCTGAAAATATAGAAGATTTTCAGCTCTCCTTTCAGATAAAAAATTTACTTTATCTTGAAATTGAAAAAAATAAATTAGAATATGAAATGTATATGGAATCTGCTAGCTCTTTCAATGAGTTAAAAGAATCTCTACGAAAAAGAGGATATACAAATTTACCTATACAACAATTTAATTTAAGACTTCAAGATCAAAACCAAACAGTAAATGAAAAATTATTTTTAAATAAAAAATCACTTATGTTAAGAAAAAAATCAGATCAAGCTCGTCTTACATAGCTTTTTTTGATGTAGAAAGACCCCATAGTAACTTCTATTAAAAAATTGTCTCCATCAACTTCCGCTATCTTTCCGCCATTTTTCATAAAATCTTTAATGACTCTTCCCATTTGCCCGTTTTCTAAAGTCATTATGTTTGACAATTTTTTAGAATTTACTTTTGATTCAACTTGTATTCCTAGAGGATATTTTTTCTCTATTTTTGAATCAAATTGTTCTTGTTGTTTAATCCACTTTCTAAAGTGTTCTATTGATAAATTATCTTCATTATACATAGTAATTTTTTCACTCCTTTGAAAAAAAAGAAATTAAATCCTGTGAATTTATATATTCTGCATTTTCATATTTTATACCACTAGAATGGTCAAAAATTTTTACCCCAGACTGCTTCAGCCAATATAATTGTTTGTCAATTATATTTTGGGACATTATTTGTTGCGGGTATTGATACAGTCCATTTTCCATTAAAACTGCTCCTGGACGTTCGTCTCTAAAAGCTTCATCGCAACAGAATAAAAATAAATTTTTAACATTGAATCTATAAGAAAGACTTATGGCTGCACATATAGAATTTCTATAATCATCCAAATAAACATTCAATATGTTGGGCGGACTCGAATAATCCAAATCTTCAGGAGGCTTATAAAAATAAATTTCATTTTTATTTTTATAACCTTCTATAAATTTTGGATTTGTTCTTATTGAAGAAATTAAACCTGGGTAATAGTTGTGTTTTTTGGGCAAATAAGATTCACATTCATTATAAGGATTATTAGCTAAATAATAAGACATTGTTCTTTTTATTTTTGCACCTTCTCCAACCATTTTCCAATTTCTTAAGGCTCCATTCACTCCAATAATTCTCAATTCATTGTTTGGTATTTGGCCTAAAATTTCTTGTTTTTCTATCCAATCAAGACCATCTGAACATATGGCCATATTTGAAAATGTCAGTTGAGGAATTTCTAATTTAGATTTTTTTAAATTTTCAAATTCATTTTCTAAGCAAATTTTTTTCTCCTTTAAATAAAAATTATTTATATCAACGCAGTCTGCTCTTGAGCAAAAATCACGAACCCAAACATTATCTTTTGATAAAATATATTTATTTTTTTTAAATTTTTTAATTCTCATTTTTTGGGATCACAAGGAACAAGTGCAAAGCACGGTCTGTCTTCATTGCCTAGTAAATTTGAAGAATCAAATTGAATAGGCACAGGGCCGCCTCTATAAACTAGCGGTATTTCTAAATTTTCTGGTATTTCTAATTTTGCCGTTATTTCACTTGGCATCTTCACTTCAATTGAATCTGGTATTCCTGTAACCTGAATCACCTCTGGTATTCCAGAAGCATCTACTTTTATCTCTGGGAATTTTGGCACAACAAGACTAATAAAATTAGGTAGATTACCAGAGTCTATGCTTATAGATTTGGGTATATCCATTGCTTTTATTTCAATTGTTTTAGGAATTACATTTTCATTAATAAGTCTTATTTCATGAGCATGTAAAAGAGGTTGGCTTTGATAAAGCTCTATCCTATCAGGCAATTGAGAATTTATAGAAATAAAATCTGGTATATCATGTTTCACTGTTATTTCAGGAAATTTAGGAACAACTACTTTTATTTCTGATGGTATGCCTATATCCGTATTATCTATTTCTAATTTCATAGATTCATCAAAATCATCTATAAAATTCTCATCCAACATTTTTGATCTTGGTAACATTGGCGTTCCACCACCACCACCACATACTACTTCAACCGTAACAGTTGGAGGACTTCCCCAAGTAACAGTAACTTCTGGGGGGCTTCCCCAAGTAAAGCTGCCGCCAACATCTGGTGGACTGCCCCAAGTAAAGCTGCCACCAAAAGTAGCTGTAGGAGGACTTCCCCAATCGAAGCTACCACCAAAAGTAGCTGTAGGAGGACTTCCCCAATCGAAGCTACCACCAAAAGTAGCTGTAGGAGGACTGCCCCAATCGAAGCTACCACCAAAAGTAGCTGTAGGAGGACTGCCCCAATCAAAGCTGCCACCAAAAGTAGCTATAGGAGGACTGCCCCAATCGAAGCTACCACCAAAAGTAGCTGGAGGAGGACTTCCCCAATCAAAGCTACCACCAAAAGTAGCTGTAGGAGGACTGCCCCAATCGAAGCTGCCACCAAAAGTAGCTGTAGGAGGACTGCCCCAATCAAAACTGCCACCAAAAGTAGCTGGAGGAGGACTTCCCCAATCAAAGCTACCACCAAAAGTAGCTGTAGGAGGACTGCCCCAATCGAAGCTGCCACCAAAAGTAGCTGTAGGAGGACTGCCCCAA